AGCCGTTGCCATGAAGGCGCAGAACAGCCTCTCGATGCGCGGCGCGGTCACGCAACTCGAACCACCTCTTGAGGACGTTGCAGAGCGCTACCAGGATCGCGCTAACCGACGCTGCAATCGCCGGATTTTCGATTATCGCGGCCAGCATCTACCTACCACCGCAGGTTGCGGATCTCGCCGACGTAACGGATGCCGGCTGGGATCGCGATTCGGAACTCGCGTAGGAGTGGCCCCGCCGTTGTGTTTGTCGAGGCCGACACAGTGAGGTCGGCGTTTCCGTGCTGTAGATCGTAGGTAGCGGGGCCACGAACCAGGACGGCCATCCGATCCACGCCTAACATTGTGTCGATATCGGCTGAGATCTCGACGGGGCCGTTCGCTGGGTGCGGCCCGCTGTTCGTCAGGACCCACGTTCGCGCGCCGGAAGTTGCATCGATGTCGAGTTTGTACCCGACGACAGAACCACACTCGACGATCGGCGCGGACTCCAAGACGGTCGCGCGCGTCCACAGGGCAATGTTCCGCTCCGAGCACGTTGAGCGTTCGGGCGAGCCGCAGGCCGGAAGTAGGAGCGCGAGTATCAGAATGGAGTTGTGTAGGGCTCTGTGAGTGTTCATGTGCGTCTTTCTCTGCTCTTCTTGGGTTGGTTGTTATTCTTCTGATCCACTAAGCGATACAGTAGTGGTGGTAGCATGTGTCGTCATCGTCAGGTAATTCGGTTCCAAACTCACGGCGCACCCGTTTTAAGTCGTTTGCCTTCCGAAGAACAGTTGCACACCCACAAGCTGATTGGTGGCCGGGTCAAGCCCACAGGTGAACTCAATGTATCCAAGCGCTGTTGTCGTCGCGATATGAGCGGTCTGGGTCAAAGTTGCCAGCCCCCAAATTTCAGTGGAGAAAGCGTAGACCGTGCTGTCGAACGCTGTTGCAAAGTTGATCTTGACCTTCGACGCGCCAGGGAGTTGCACGCTTGCGATGCGTCCTCCGTCAGAGAACGTGATGCCTCCGGCACCGTCGGTTTCCCAGCGGACCCACGCCTTCGGAACCATTAGCGAGTCGAGCGTGTTCGGAGCCGCTGCGGTCGCGAGTGGATTAGACCCACTTGCAGCTGTGCCCATGAAGGCGAGTTTTGCTGTGTCGAGCTGCGCGCGGATTGCCCCGGTAGCGCCTACCAGGAACGCAGTGAGGGCCTGTCCGTAGCCCCCTGTGACCGTGTGAGTGACGCCGCCTGTGCCGTCCACGTAAAAGCTCTTGAGCGTTTTTTGCACGGCCCCCAGGAAGTCCCCAATGACCGCGCCTCGCAGACCCAGGTAGTAATCCTTAAGCCGGTCGATTGAGCGCCGAACAGGAGCCTCTCCGGCGATGTTTGACAGCGCCGTGATCACCTTGTCGTCGGTCGGCACCAAAAACGTGTCGGCATTCGTTCCGACATCTGCGGTAGAAGGGAAGGCGGAAGTGCCGTTGTATTGCGTCAGGTCAGCGTCGGACATCAGGGCACCAATGGGCTTGTGGTGTAGTAGGGATTGAAGGCATACGTGGGCCGGATGCGCTCCCACGGTTCATTGCACGGGTATACATGGTAATTGCCCGAAGGCATCAGTGTGCCGTCTGGGCCACTGAGTGAGTCTCCGAAAACACAGATGAACCGGCAGCTGGTGTGCGCTGGCTTGGTCAGTGCAATCACTCGCCGGATCTCGTCGATATAAGCACCAAAGCCCACGGGCGAGCCGCCCCACGCAACGCCGGAGGTCTTCCACTTGGCGCCGCTGGTCTTCCATTTTGCCGTCGGAGCACCGATAAGGCCAGGATTCCGCACCGCGACGTAAAAAAACGTGTCATTGCCGCCAAATACGACGTTCGGCGCGCCTGCGCCTGCATCCACCAGATTGCGCCAGCTGATGACCCAAGAGTCGGCGTAGCCCAGGTGGGCTAGCTCGGATTGCAGACCGGCCACGGTCCCGAACTTATACCAACGGTCAAGCGGATTTGTTAGGTAGGCGCGATAGGTTGCCGCTGTATCAATCAGTGCCCGCGTGAGCCCGCCAAACGTGACGCCTAATGAGTCAAGTGCATCATCGGGCGCAGTGGACGCGACGTGCGAATAGGCAGCCGTCTGTGCGGCCTCGACTAGATTATCGTATTGCGCCGCGATCGACCTCAGGAACGTGTAGGTCTTGCGGTGTTGTGTTGGGTTGTCTGCCGGCTCAGGCTTTGCCCACGTCGGATAGGCTGGCGACGTGATTAGGTCGGCAAAGCTTTTGGGAGATGTTGTTTCCGCCGGCATTAGATTGGCACCGAGCTAACAGATGTGGAATCAGTCAGAACCAGCAGATCAGTGTATGTCAGCGCGATCGGACCTACCGGGTTGGACAGCGTTACGTCGTACACCTTGCGATTGTCCCAAAAAACCGCATCCTGAACCTCAGACGCTGGCACAGGGCCGGCATCATAGCCGCCGATTGGAATGCGGCGAGTAAGGTCCGCGAGAGCTGCGCCAATTGAAGCCGGCGCTTCGCTGTAGTACGGCGCAAACACCTGGACCGACCCAGTTACAGCAAGGCTGATCGCATTGGCTGTCCCAACAGCCAGGTTTGTCGTTATTGGCACCTTGGGGTTTGTGTACTGGTAGACATCGATCAAGGCCTGCGGGCTCACTCCGGTGTTATTCCCGGCAAGCACCACTGTCACCCAGGACGGATCGAAAGCGCCAAGATGCAGGTTGGAATACACCCGCACCTTTTGCACCTCTTTCGATGCCGTCAGTGCCCAATACACGTAGGCGGCCTGTGTCGAGCCTGTGGACAGGACGCCCCACTTTGCCGCGAGCCGCTGCCGGTAGCGGTCGTCGCTCTCGATATCGTAGCCTCCCGTGGCAGGAGCTAGATTTGTGACCGAGATCCCAAGCACGTTCGGCGTGATGAGCTGCGTGATGAGCCCGGCGCCGACATTGTAAACGCTGCCAGCCTGCACGGCGCGCAAGGTGAACGTGACCACTGTTGGGCCCGCAGGGAGTGTTTCTGGCTGCGTAGATGCAAACTGCTTTCCGTCTGATGTCTGGACTCGTAACTCGATGGGGCCCAGTGGCCCCGCTCCCGTCGGAACAGTGAATTGGACCGCGACCGTTGCAAACTCGCCGCCCTGGCGCGGCTCCTCAAAAAAACCCTCGCCCAGCCAGTCGAGCCACCTGCCTGAAGCCTGTGGCAGCGACGCCGAACCCGCAAACCCCGCGACGATGTTGTAAAGCAGTGCCACCTCTTGCCCCATGCGATAGAGCAAGGTGCGGTAAGGCCCGCCGGTGCGCCAGTTGGCAGTCTGCACTGTCACCAGCGATGGATCGGGCGGCGCAGCCATGAAGGCCAGAGCGTCATTAATGATCTGCTGGGCCGACTTGGGATTGAGTAGCGACAGGTAGCTGATAGCCATCAGTTGAGCCTTTCGACCCACAGATCGCCCACGGTTTGCGGCGATACTGAAAAGGAAAACGGGTATGGCTTTGTGCCAATGTAGACCGTGCCAAACACCGTGAGTTTCTTAGTCGCAGTGTCAGCAGTCAGCTTTACGACGCACTGACTTACACGATCGTCGCGTTCGGCCTGGTTCTCAAGAGCCGACTTAAGAGCAAACAGCCCGGCTTTGGTAAGCCCGCGATTCAGGTAGGACCGCAAATCAATGCCCCACTGCGCGCCTTCGGTAGTGCCATCGGCGATGCCCGTGGGCTGCGTCCAGCCGTTGATCAGGTCTTGGAGCAGGCAATCAACATCGACGCGCAGGATTTCGTTTTCCGAGAGGTCCGGCGTGACATCAATGTCGGTGCCAAGCGTTTCGTAGTTTTCGACAGCAAAGTCAGCCATTAGCCACCTACCTCGACGATACTAGAACCCTCGGTGATGGTGATTTCTTGGTAATAGCTGCCAGGCACGCCAGGAACGATTGGCGTTACGAACGGCGGCACAGGCTGCACCGAGGTCCAATTGACTTGGGTCACGACCGGCACGCCGCTGACGTTGGCCACCACGCACAGCAGATACCCCGCAGCATCACCCTTGCGCGCGGACTGCTTTGGCGTTGCGCTGGCAGCCAGTTTGATCTTGGTCGCGGTGCTTGTGCCGAAGTTGACTAGGACAGGCGCCGTGGGCGATGCCCCTTCCCAAGCCGCAACCGCCCGAGAGTTTGCGCCAATTGTGATTTCGGTGTCTGGCAGCCCGGTGCGAATCGCAACGCGGCGCAGCGGCGAATACCGCGAGTCGTCCGGCTGAAACTGCACGGTCTGGTCGCTGTTCTGCGAGTTGATTCGACCTGGGACGGCGCGGAAATTGTCGAGCTTCACCCGTGCAAGCCACATCCCGAACAAACGAAAAAGTGAGTTGACAGGACCGGGCGAGTATGTCACCAGCGCCCGCATCTTGTCGGGTGTCCAGCTGTAGATCACCTGTCGAATCGTCAGCCCGTCGATAATCTGGTCAACCGCCAGGCTTGAATCGTTCAGATCCATCTCTGCCGCGCCCATCTCGGGATTGATATCGGTCAGGATGTAATCGGGCGCCGTGACAGGCTGTGGGCTTGGCGTTCCCAGCCAAATTGTGCCGTCGTCGAGCACGCGCCAGATGATGCCCAGCGTCTCAGCAAAGGCTGACAGCGCTTCGCCCACCGTCGAGGTCGAAATCGACCACTGCGGCAGCACCTTGCCGAGCAGGTCCGTTGAAATGGTTGCTGCTTGGACCTCCCCGCCCGCGCCAAGGATGTAAGTCAGCACCGTTTGCACAAGCGCGCCTTGTGACCACTCTGTCGGCGTGACAGGCTTCTGCAATCCACCCGCGCCGCCCACAATGCGACATCGGAACCAGCCACCAGAATCGCCCGAGAGCGCCAGCGCGCTGTCCGATAAGTCGGCGATCACCGTCCCTTGCCAGGTCCGACCGAGCAGCACAAGCAATGCCGCGCCAAGCGGTCTGCTGTCAGCGTCAAGCTCAATCTCGGCAGTCCACGCGCCTGCGTAGGGCTGCTTGTGGTCCGCTCGGATAACCGGCTGTCCGTTTAGCGTCGCGTCGCTCATCGTGTCACCGGAGCCCTGCCCACGGTGAGGCTATTCACGAATTCCGCCGTGGGGTCGCCGGCTTTTGCAAGCTTGGCCGTGTCCGCTGGAGAGTAAAACACCGGCGCTTGATTGATCGGACGCACGCGGCTCTGATTGTCCACGCCGGGCAGAATCTGCGGCGAGGTGGTCATTAAGCCAACCCAGGTTGTTGCGCCCTTGGCCTGATAGAGCGGATCGGTTGGCTTTGGCCATGCCGTCACCTTCGGTTTGCTGCTCGTCGAGTTTGCGCTTATCTGCGTCTTGGGTCCGACAATCTTGAACTTAAACTCCGAGACATAGGGCCGGATGCCGTTTGGGTCGGTTGGCTGCGGCAGTGGCGCAGCGTAGAAGTAGCCCTGCTTGATGCCCCGTGCATAGAGCTGTGGATGAAACACATCTACAACATTGAGCCTAGAAAGTGTCCGCTCTGGGCTCATGTATTTGAGATAAAAATCATGAAGGCTGCGAAACGTGGCCGCGTCAGTCGTGCGAATGCGCACAGTGCATTCTGTGGGCTCAAGTCCCTGGTCGATCAGGATGTCGCGAGTGGTGCCCTTGCTTTTTTTGTGCTCCACGTCTCGCTTTCGCTCGCCTTCAATCGGCAAGCAAGTGCCAGGCACAGGCAAACCGGCGACCCATAGCAGATTCCATGTAGTCGGGTCTTCTTCGGAGGTCGGCAGTTCGTTGACGGTGATTTCGGCCATCAGCCCGCCCCCTGTGCCAGCAAGCGACCGAAGTAACGGTCAGCACTCAGCTCAATCTGCGCATCGAGCAGAGGTCCTACGTCGCGCACAAAAGACGCAGGATCTTGCACAGAGCTAATCTGAAACGTGTTTTGAAACGTGATTCCGGCACCGCCTGCTCGGCCATTAGTGTCACGTGGGTTGACCGAAAAGCTTGGGGCAATGTCTACATCCGAGATAGCGCGCCCAGCGGCCTGCACCATGTCGGAGCCGCCTGCTAGTCCACGGGCAAACCCTTCTACAGCATAGGCGCCCTGCTCCATCATGACGCGGCTGGGACTACGAATTCCGAGCTTATCGCGCACCGCAACCACTGCCCCCCCAGCGATCTCTGTCACGGTGCCATATAGCGAGGTAGCCGCCGATTTTACGCCCTCCACAATGCCAAGCACCATATCGACGCCCAGGCGTTTCCATGCGCCCACGTCGAAAACACCTTGGAAATTGTAGTCTTGAATTGTGTCCATGGCCTTGCCGACTAGGTCTACTACCAACCGAGCTGGATACGAAATCGCCCACATGGCTTTTGCAACCAGGCCGAACATTGTGGCAAGTCCCGAGGTGTACGACTTGACGGCAGCCATCATCTTGGCACCCTCTTTGCTGTCAGTGGCAAACAAACCGGCAATGTCGCCCAGCGCTTTCTTGAGCGAGTCCATGGCAGGCCACTTGTCTATGTCCGCCATAGCAAACAGCGTTAACAGCCCTTTTCGGATGTTGCTGATTTGCCCTTCAAGTGTGCCCGCGCTTTTAATCGAAAACTCACCAGCCTTGCCGCCGCCCGCCTGCTTGCGCATTGCCGATGTGATTGCTTGCACGCCTACATCTGCGCTCACTTGGGCTTTTTTCATAAGCGCCTGCACTTGCTTGGCTTTTTCCTCGTCGGTCTTGCCCTTCAAATGCAGAATGTCTGCGACTTCGTTGTAAACAGCGGTCGCGCTCAGGCCGAGATCGCCAAGCTGATTTTTGAGTTCTTCGGCCTGCAATGTTCCCTTTGATTTGACATCGGACACAGCCTTGATAGCTCGGTTTAGTCCCTCGGTTCCCGTGCCGCTTTGAGTCGCAAAGTCAGAGATTGCGCCAAGTACATACCGCCGCGTTTCATCGTCCTTGAAATACGTCGAAAGCTTGGCCATTGCGTTGACCATCTCGTCGGGATCAAAGACGGTCTTTTCTGCAATGCGAAAAGCGTCCTTCATTTCGCGAGCCGCACGGTCTGCGCTGCCTAGCGATGCCGTAAGCCGCATGCGTGACGACTCAATCAGCTTGACGGCATCGACCGCTTGCTCGCCCACGTATGCAGCCGCGCCCAGCGCAGCCGCGCCTATGCCGCCTGCTACCAGGCCGCCCGCCATGCCTCCGATGCCGCCGCCGGGCGAATATGCTTTCAATGGTCTGAACGCGGCGCGCTGCTTGTCTGCCGCTGCCTGCGCTGCCACCTCTTTGCGCATAAGCCCGAGCTTGTACCGGGTGAACTTCTCTTCTTCGCGCTGCTGGGCTTGCAGACGACGGAATGCCGCGTTGCGCTTGGCGTCCTCCATCTGCTGCGCGCTGCGCATCGCTTCGGCATTAAGTCGAAGCTGGGCGGTCTGTTCCTTCTCGGCTGCGCGCTGGGCCGCTTGTGCGGTGCTCTCCCAATCGCGACCCGATGGCGGAGAGAATGCAGGCCTGGCACGACGCTGCTCGGCTGCATTGAGTGCCGACGTAAGGCGCTCCACGTCAGCAAGCGCCTTTTGTGCCTCGCCGCTGACTTTGTTTTGTAGCGCTACCGTGTACGTCGTCGCCATCGGTCTACTTTCTCAGGCTTGCAATTTGTAAAAGCGTCCGTTCTGCCTCAATCAGCCATCCCGCCTGCGCCAGATCTGAGCCGGGGTCGTGTTCTTTGGCCCACAGCGCCGCCGCAGTCACGCCGATGTCTAGGTGCTTGCTGGCGTGTCGGTAGAACTCCCAGGCTGCGGGGCTGACCCACTGCTGAACTTTTTTACGGACACCGCCCGATTCTCAGAGCCGAGCGCCCGCGCCAGCTTGCCAATGCCGAGAACCGCGAACGGATACCGCTTGACAAACTCATCTCTGTCAATGCCCTCGAATGACACCACAGACGATGCAAAGGCGTACTTGTCGTCAGCGATGCCATCGGACAGCCCAAGTTTGCGCAGCCGCTCGTATTGCGCCCCGGTGAGCACCTTGGCGCTAGCCTTGTATGACCACGCCTCAGCGCCCATCTTGGTGTCGCTCGACACGATCAGCTCGTACTTGCCGCCACCGAGAGATTGCTGCGTGATCTCTTGCCCCCATCCGCACGACTGCGCCCACACCAGCGGCACACTGTCGCGGCAGAAGGGCGCGTCTTTCCAGATGGCTTGAATTTGCTCGCGGACGGCGACCAGCTCGGAGCACACCGAAGGCTTGACGCCCTTGACCGGCGCTTCGTTGGCAGTTGGCACTTCTGGACACAGCACGCACCCAATCAGCGCATGCTCCATCCACTCGCCGATTCCACGCGCTCGCTCGTCCATAGCGAATTCGACATCGGCGTCGGATGGTCGGCGGAACGCAAACTCATCGTCACCCACCGACAACACAAGCACCATGCCGGTGCCGTGGACGGCCTCAAGCGCTGCGAACTGCTCTTGCGTGATCATTTGGCCCTCTCTCACAAGGCCCTCTAAGTCGTGAAACCCTCCCGCCTCCGAGGGCCGTCGAAAAGGCGGGAAGGCTCACGATTTACTTGTCTTCGACCTCAAGATCGTATTCGAGGAAGCTGAACTCGATCTTGACCACACCGGCGCTTTTGTTCACCGCGTTGCTGTCCGAGTGCAGGCGCAGCTTGGTAAACGTGTGCGTGTAGATGTGCGGGTCGTTCTCGGGCTCGCACTGCAACACCAGCGCAAACTCCGTATTCTTGACCACATCCCAGCCGCCCGCCTGGCGACAGAACAGCGCGTATTGCCGCGCGCCCCAGGTCATCGTGCCGCTGTGGTCGCGCTGCCCCTTGGTGCGTTCCTGCGGATCTTGCAGCCCCTGGAAGTGCAGGATCTCCTCGGAGGTCTTGCTGTTCCAATCAGCCTCGGTGATTGCAGCGCTAAGCGTCTCGCCATCGAACTTGAACGAAGCGACCGTGATATCGATCGCATAACCTGGCGTACCAACGTCGATCATAGTCGCTCCTTACAGAATCTGAGTGGCAGTGAGGGACTGAACCACGCCCGCTTTGCCGTCGATGGTTTTGACGTAGAACAGCAGCTGCACGTAGTACGTGATCTTCAGCCGGTTGTCCGTGTTGGTTCGATCCACCACCACCTGAATGTCGCTGGCGTTGCCGGTCTTGACCATCTTGTCGAGCAGCACCTGCCGCAGATCCTTTTGGATCGCGATGGCCGCCGCTGCTTGAATGGTTCCGTCCGGGTTGCGCAGCTGGGCGGTGTTCAGGTACTTGGTCTGCCGCAGGTAGCCGTAGAACATGGCTTCGTCGAGCACGCGACCATATGCCATGTACGTGAAATCGCCCGTTGGCGCATCAAACAGCAGCGCATCGGCCTGCACGCCGGGAATTCCAGACAGCAGGTACAGATACGAGCATCGGGCAGCCGCAAGCGACGATGCCACGTCTGTCTGATTGGCAGAAGTGACGCTGGTCAACGCGCCGCTGTTGGTTTGGTCGCCAACATCGGTGCCGCTCGACAGGGCGAGCAGCCGTGCAAACGTGTTGCGGTTTCCGTTGACAGTCTCGGGGCGACCTGGCTGCGGGAGAGGCAGCGATGACACGGTGTTCGCATCGCCGCCGAACAGCGACAATCGGGCGCTCGACAGACTGGCTAGCGTTGACGTGACGGTCGATGCCCATACGGCATTGGCTACACCGGCAGCTGGCCCCTCGATTTCCAGCATGATCCGGCAATACTTCTTTGCCGCTTCGAGCTGATTGGCGAGCACGTTGAGTGCCGCGATCCATGCCGGCAGGGCTGCGACCGGAATCTGACCAGCCACGGCAATCAAGCTTGCCTGCTCCGGCCGCGTGATAAAGTAGGTCAGAGCTTCCGACACATCGGAGAGTGTCGAGAGCGGCGCCGTCGAGGTGAAGCTAAACAGGTCGCCGCCATCAAACGAGCCAGTGAACGTCAGCGTGATGCTCGTCTCGGGAATCAAGAACGAGCCGCCGACCGGGATCTGATAGATCGCCCCGGAGTAGACCGGCAGTCCATTGGATGTGCCGAGCGACACGCGGAAGGCCGCAGTACCCAGCGTACCAGCGGTGACGATCTGCACGCTGACCGCATAGGCATCATTGGGCGCGCCGGATACTGTCATGGCTCCAGTGGAGCCGAAAGACAGCGCTGTGAGCGACTTGACACCGAGCAGCCCAGCACCCGACCCAGCAAGCGTCGTGCGGAACTTGCCAGGGTTGGCAGCGGCAAGCGTCACCAAGTCGGACTGAATGAGCAACGCCGATGAGTTGGTGATGTTCGGTTCACCGTTGGCATTGGTGCCGAGAACGACGTTGACTTGATTTCCACCTGAGAGCGAAACAGACCGCGCCGCCGGATGGGGGCCGGCGCTGATGGTCGTTTGGTACGAGATGCCAGAGGTAAGTGCCTCGAATACAATGCGCCCCGCCGTCTCAGAGTACAACGAGAGCGCCTGGCAGCAGACGCTTGCGCCGGTGCCCTGAGCAACCGCATTCCATAGTGCGAAAGCCGCCGGGGTACCAGTGATGAGCGCGGCAAGCTGCGTGCCCGTGGTGGCCGGGGCGACGGTCAGCGAGGTATAGATGCCGATGGTGTTGCAGGTGATGCCGCCGATGGTGATCTGGGTGCCCAGCGTGAGCGTGCCCGAGCCGCCCGGCTTCAGCGTGATGACGCCAGCATTTG